ACCCCATCCAGATTGTCGGCAGGAGCCATATACAATATGGCAGTCAGGTATTCAGACCCGTCACCCTTGACAGTCTTGGCATTGTTTCCTACGGAAAGCAGATTGTAGTTACTCATGTTATACTCCCTCGGAGTACTGGAATTGTTGGACACCATTGTCCAAGTCACGCTGGTGGTGCATGTCCCATGCCCAATCGGACAAGACAGCCATGTCGCTGTCAATGTACAGATTGTCGTGCTGGTTGACAGCTTTTTTCCACATTAGGAAATCAGCTTCGCTCTCCGCAGTTACCCACATGACATGTTGCTCAACCTCGTATGTGAGGCCATGCTCTGTGGTTTTTACCACCTTGTAAATTTCAAATTTACAGTAGAAGTTTTCGTTGGTCATGTCGTGTCCTTTCTAAGGGTTATATCCAGATACTTCACAAGTATCAGTATCTGGTATAACACCTAAGTTTAATCTAAGTAGTCTATCTTGACTATTTCATAGTCATAGTCGCCTTCCCAACTGGCAACGTCATCATCAGTGTAGCATTCATCTTCGATGATTATGCCTGTCCACCGACACTTCGCCCATACTATCGCATACAGCTTTTCCATTGTCAAGCAATCTTTCCAAGGTAAAACCTTGGGTCAGCATTTACACAAATCTTAGCTTGCTTCACATTAGTGAAGTAGCGGCGATACTCTGGATTAACACCAGACGACAGCAACCATTTACCTTTGGTAAACTCAAGCGTGCCGATAGGCTTGCCATTGTGCTTCACGATACGTATACCTTTGCCAAGTTTTACAAACTTATAATTCATCTTAAATCTCCGATTTACTAGACCATTCCAAATCTTCTGCTACGTCAGTAGCAAATTCCCAATCCGTCCAGACAGACACAATGCCTTCATGGACATGCTCAACACCGTAAGACGGTGAACCGTAAACATCAGTCAAATCAACTACGTTGTAAATCTTGGTCATGGTAAACTCCTTTGCGACCAGTTGGTATAAGTATTTTATCAAGATACTCACAAGTATCGTATCTTGTAAAATCCTAATAGTCAAGCCTTGTGATTTCGATTATCGTATAAAACGATAGCACAAATCCAGTGAACCATATGAACAAGGCTATGCCTTGAATAAACGGGAAGCCTTCCTGCAATGTGTACAACATGGCACCTGCCAGTGTCAAGGCTATGCTTGAAACAAGCATCATCAAACAAATCATCAAATATCCAAACCTCATAATCAAACCTCTCATCAATGTGTTAAGTATTTAATAAACTCTCTCACCGTTTCACGGAGAGTTTTTAAATACGTAAACACATGATGTGTACACACGCTGGTAGTTATTTCCGCAAGCATATCATACACTTACACATGATGGGGGGGAGGGTAGGTCACATCTTTGATGTGGGGGTGGTGTGGCATATAAGCAACATCGTCTGTTAAAATCTTCCCAAATCTCCACAAATCCTGCTAAGTCTGTGATATTTTTGCCACAGTAAGGTATCCTTTATGGATAATCCCAAATCCTCACAGGTACATGCACAGACACCCACCCACAAAAACGCACGTGCATGTATATATATAATATACCCCTGCCATATACTGAGCATTTCAACAAAGGTCTTTAATCAAACAGGGGTAGGGGTTGTTTTTACTTTTGAAAACTACAAAAAGACTGCTCTAGTAGTAGAAAAAAATACCAGGGTACTTCATAGTACAAAAAAAACCCCTACAGGCGGGGGCTTCTGGAGTTGTCTGTCGTTGGCAAGGCCAACTGTTTTGTGCTTGTGTAAAAAAGATGTACGAAGTATAATAACAGTAGTTGTCCAGAGCTACCTAGCAGGGGCTGCACAGGTCTATATAGAGTAGCTCCTATATATCTACTTCCGAACTTTAAAGTAAAGATAGTATAGCACGGATTTAAACAGTTTGCAATAGTGCAAATATGCAACACTGACTGCAGAAAAGCAATATGGAATTAGAAGAAATACAAGATGTAGTAGAGTCTGGAGGATATCTTGACCATCAAACTCTAGATATAGCACTAGATAAATATATTCAGGAAAAATCAAAGGAAGACCTGCTTACATTTGTACGCAGAGTAGCCCCTACCTTAGTAACTGACTTTAAAATGGGTAGACACATTGAGCTATTGTGTGATAGACTGCAGAAGGTAGCCGATGGTGAGATAAAAAGACTGATGGTCTTCCTGCCACCACGCTCAAGCAAGTCTCTTATTACTAGTAAGATATTTCCTGCATGGTATATAGGTCGTGAACCCAACCACGAAATTATGTCTGTGTCCCACAGCGACCAACTGGCTAGTGACTTTGGTCGTAGCGTTAGGGATATTGTAAACACAGAGGACTTTCAGCGTGTGTTTAAGGGTGTATCCCTGCGGTCAGACGTTAAGGCAGCAGGTAAATGGAAAACAAACCACAATGGCTCCTACTATGCAGCAGGTGTGCGGTCACAGATTGCGGGTCGTGGCGCACATTTAGCCTTACTAGATGACGTTATGTCAGAAGAAGACAGCTTCAGTGAAGCAGGCCGAAGATATATCAAAGAGTGGTGGCCTTCTGGTCTACGTACCCGCCTGATGCCAAATGGTGCAATTATTATTATTAACACACGCTACCACTTTGATGACTTGTGTGGCTGGCTGCTCAAGCAGGAGTCAGAGTTTACCACAGAGCCGTGGGAAGTAATTAGCATTCCTGCATGGCTGGACGAGACTGCAGCAGACTTACTAGGTTTGCCTGAAGGTACATCATACTTTCCAGAGTGGAAGCCAGATGATGTGTTGAAGCTGGATGAGCAAGAGATACGAGCAAGTAACGGGAGTAGATACTGGGATGCGCTATACATGCAGAACCCCTCGCCAGACGAAGGCGGTATTATCAAAAAGAACTGGTTTCAATGGTGGGAATACGAAGACCCGCCGCAATGTGAATTTATTATCCAAACCTATGATACAGCATTCTCTACTAAGAAAACGGCAGACTATAGTGTCATACAAACGTGGGGCATCTTTCACCAAGTCGAGCAAGATGAGTATGGTGGAGAGTATGTCGTCCCCAATCTTATTCTTCTTGGGAATATCAAAGACCGCTTCGAGTATCCTGACCTTCGCCGCACGGCACAGATGCTCTACCAAAAACACAGACCAGATGTGTGCATTATTGAGAAGAAAGCTTCTGGTCAATCGTTGCTACAAGATATGCGACTCGCAGGACTACCTGTTCTGGACTACCTCCCCGATAGGGACAAGGTATCACGTGTCTACGCCGCTACGCCTCTTATGGAGTCAGGTCGTGTCTACATACCCACGAGTAAAGAGTGGGCGAAGGATTTATTCGATGAATGCCTAGCCTTTCCCAATGGCGCACATGATGACCAAGTGGACGCAATGACCATGGCTATCCACTATATGAGAGACAGTTGGCATGTGTCACACAATGAAGACCCTAATTGGGAAGATGATTATAACCCAAGGCGAACAAAGAGGGTTGGATACTGGAGAACTTAGTGGTATAATATTGCCATATTACATTTTTAAAAATAGGAATACAAATGGCTACAGAAAGAAATCCTTATGAGCAACGTCCAGAGGGCGACAATGTTATTCGCATGGAAATGCAGCAGCCTTCTGAAGCAGAGGCAACCTTTGAGGTAGACCCTGAGACAGGGGAGATTACTGTAGACCTTGAAGGGTCAGCAGAGTCAATCGAAGTAGAGATTAATATGAATACAGGATTTTATGAAAATCTTGTAGAAATCTTGGACGAAGAGAAACTCGAAGAGATTGGTAATACAGTTATTGATAAGTTTGAAGCAGACAAAGATTCTCGTTCAGAATGGGAATCAATGTTTGAGCGAGGCTTTGACCTGCTTGGTCTGAAGCTAGAAGATACAACTGAACCATTTGAAGGTGCAGCTACTGCTGTGCATCCATTGTTGATTGAGTCAGCAGTTAAGTTCCAATCCAAAGCTTCACAAGAATTATTCCCAGCCAGAGGACCAGTCAAAGCACAGGTTCTTGGCGATGCTACACTTGAAAAACAACAACAAGCTAATCGTGTTCAGAACTTTATGAACTATCAGGTTACTACTCAAATGCCTGAATATTTCGATGAATTTGAACGTATGTTATTTCATCTGCCCTTGATTGGTTCTGCAGTTAAAAAGATTTATTATGATTCAAGCCTTGACCGACCTGTCAGTGAGTTTGTACCCATAGACCAGTTTTATGTATCTTACTATGCGTCTGACCTTCGCAGAGCAGACCGCTACACTCATGTTATTTATCGTAGCCCTGTTGACTTAGCTCGACAGATAGAAGCAGGCATGTATGCCGATATAGAACTTCCTTCTGCTGGTGTGCCTACTTTGTCAGGTATGGCAGAAAAGATGGACACAGTTCTTGGCCTATCGCCTGCGGGAGACAATGACCCACAGTATGTGTTGCTAGAGCAGCATTGTTATCTAGAGCTTGAAGAAGATGCAATGCACACAGGTAAAAGTGCCTGCCCATATATTGTAACTGTAGAGCAACAGTCAGGTCAGGTTCTTTCGATTCGCCGTAACTGGGCAGAAGGAGATGATAAGTATGTCAAAAAAATGCACTTCACGCATTACAGATATGTTCCTGGGTTTGGTTTTTACGGTTTGGGTCTTATTCACTTCCTTGGTAATCTTACTATGTCTGCTACTGCTGCAA